ATAACCAAATACTTGCGTAGGTTAGATGATGTTACTGATGATGTTTTGAAAGCATGCAAGGCAGATAGGGCTGAGACCCAAGATCTTATCAACTTGTTGCGCGATCAAGTAGAAAGTGCCATCGGAACAGGCTCTAAATTGTCTACTGGTATTATTGAATCGCTTGTTAAGGCGATCGAAGTGAAGTCGAATATTAATACTACTGCCGTTAAAATGATCGAAGCTAACGCAAAAACTTTGGCGGCTACCAAGTCTAGCATCAATATTCAGCAAAATACTGTTAGCGCTGGAATTGATTCGAACATGCTAGAAAGAATTTTAAGCCAACCACTAGGCGAAAATGATGACGTATGACGCCAGAACAAGCAAAATTAGAAGTTATAAAACGTTGCCAAAAATCCGTCGCTTGGTTTTTGCGTAATTTTGGAAAGATTAAACACCCTTCGGCTGGTGTCATTCCTTTTGATCCGTTTAAATACCAGTTACATGCTCTGACATGTTTCAGAAAAAATCGCTTAAATATTTTTAGAAAATGTCGTCAGGCGGGTGTCTCCAAGATATCTGGAGCATTTGCTCTCTGGTTTGCAATGTTTAATGCTCATAAGACCATTTTGATAGTCTCAAGACGTAATGAAGATGCAATGTCCTTCTTGCGCGAGCATATTTATTTTTTGTTTAATAACTTGCCGCCGTGGATGCGTGAGATATGGACTCCTACGAAGCAGAATGAGCATGAAGTATTCTTTCCTAACGGCTCCAAGATACAGTCTCTTACTTCGCATCCAGAAGTGTTAAGATCCCATGCGGCATCCTTAAATATTATCGATGAGGCCGCGTTTATCCCTAATATGGATGTCCTATGGGCAGCAGGTTGGCCGACCTTGCAGCACGGGGGTTCGGTTATTTGCATTAGCACTAGCAATGGTGTTGGTAATTGGTACTGGAGCGCATGGACAGATGCAGAAGCTGGAGTAAGTCCATTTAACCCAATCATCATTAATTGGTGGGATATGGACTGGTCTATAGAATATACTGACCCGTTGTCATTAGATAAGAAACGTATAGCTCCTAGGGATAATCTACGTCAATGTTCAGGGAAAGCCGAAATATCTAAATATGGCCCTTATTGGTCACCATGGCTCGAAGAACAATGGCAAGCTTTGCAAGAGCAGGGGGAAGGCTGGAAATTCGAACAGGAAGTATTAGCTGCTTTTATCGGCTCAGGTAACACCGTGCTTGATAAAAACGCTCTTGCTGCAGTCGCTCTAACAATCAAACCGCCTGTGGAGAAAGTTAATGGTCTTCAGACCTTCACACATCCGACCAATAATGTAGTTAGCGAGCTTGATTTTTCATTCATCGACCCTGATCAGGGCTTTTGGATATGGCATAAACCAATAAACCGATCTCCTGAGAGAAGAAGAGGCAAGATCATACTAGAAGAAAGCAAACCAGCTCATCGATATGTAATGGGTGTCGATATAGCAACTGGTAAAGGCAGAGATTATAGTACCATAGAGGTGTTCGATCTCGACACCAGAGAGCAAGCTGCTGAATTTATGGCAAGAGTATTACCGAGGGAATTAGCAAAATATATCGACAGGATTGGACGATACTATAACAACGCCCTAGCGGTTATAGAGCGAAATAATGGTGGAGATATTATCATCGATGCATTGCGTCATGATTTTATGTATCCTAGATTATGGCGCCGTAAAGACATAAATGATAAGCCACAAGCAGGTGGTAGAAAGCGCCGGCCTAGAGCCCTAAAAGTGGCGCCATATGGTTATGCGACAACTGCTTCCAGCAAGCCGACAATGAATAAATTTCTGATCGATTATATTAGAGAGGATGACTCAGGATATAGGGTTTACTCTCAGAGGCTACTGAAGCAATTTCAGACGTATGTTCGAAAAAGAGACAAGTCAGGGCGGGATACATCTAAAACTGAGGCAGAAGACGGTGCAGGTAACTTCGACGATCTAGTAATTGCAACAGCTCTTGCCTTCATCGGTACTAGCGACGCTTTTATCGATGATGGTGGAATCGTCTCACCAGCTAATCATAATACTGATTTTAGATCGATGGTTGGTCCAACCATATTGACAGATGAACAACGTGTAGTCGACCAGCAGTCGTTTATTGAAAAAGGTGGATCGAGCCTGTTAATACCAATGAGCATGGAGCCAATCGATTTGCCAGAAATAGCAGCCCAGCGTGTTCTTGATCAATTTACATATCAGCTTGGCGCTATACCTTCCGTAGGAGGTAGACCTTTGGTTACGCCTCCAAAATTCTATAGACAGAAGAGAAAATAATATTATTGGTTTAATTGTATAATATAGAACGATTTAAAATTATTTAAGCCGTTAATAATTCGGCTTTTAGCTTGTTTGGCTATTGTAAATATATTTATTTTAGGGCTTGGAGCGGCATATGGCTAGCAATTGGTTAATTTTTGATAGATTACGTGCCCTGACAAGGCAGAATAGAATATATCAGTCGGAAAGGATTTTTCAAGATCAGACAAACCTTGATAGATTGACATCCGGCGGTGATTTTTTAGATTTTAACCAGCAAGCTGCTATTCTAGACCAAACAAATCTTCAGATTAATCGCCTAGAGAGATATAAAGATTACGAGCAAATGGATCAGACCGGCGAAATCAGTTTGGCTCTCGATCTATACGCAGATGAGGCCTGCTTAGTGGGTAGTACCCCAATATTATTAGTTAATGGCTCCACCATTACGATTGAAAAGTTAGCTCAGGCCGGCAGCGAGCATGAATTTATAGTTATAGCTTATGATATCGTAAATCAGAAATTCGTTCCAGCTGTTGCAAAAGGCGCCAGAATTACTGGTACTGATGTTGATACTATTAGAGTTATCTTCGAAGATGGCACCATTATAACGAATACTGCTGAGCATCTTTATTTAACTGAGACAGACGAATATGTTAGAGCATCTGAATTAAAGGCGGGGCAGCGGATACGTTCTTTTACTATAATTAATGCCGATATTACCGGTACACCTATCGATGTGCCAACCGAAGAAGATGGTGAGAAGATAGTGAAAGCCGTAGAGGATGCTGGTAAGGCAGATAAAGTATATGATATAGAGGTCCCTGATTATCATAACTTCGCTGTAGGAACTGGCCCTAATTTCTTAATAGTACACAATAGTTTGGTCGATCCTGAGCGTAAGCATACACTAATCATTAGAGCACGTTCGATACGCCTAAAGCGAGAGCTCGAAAGCCTGTTCTATAGCACCTTAAATTGGGATACTCTTTGCCGGCCTACAATTAGATATCTGTGCAAGTACGGTGATATGCCGTTTGAGATAACGCTTGACGCTGACCGCACATCGGTAGCGGCTCTTAAGTTTATGAATGTGTATAATTTTACAAGGATCGAAACCCGTTATGGCGATCTGATCGGCTTCTTCCATATGGACAGTATGTGGCCTAAGCCTATATTCTTGCATCCTTGGCAAGTGATGCATCTTCGATTGACGAATTTTGAAAACTTTTATGCGCCCTACGGGAAATCGATCTTGGACGGCGGTAGAAAGGCATTTAAGCAATTGCGATTGATGGAAGACGCAGCACTGATTTATAGGATCACGAGAGCACCGGAACGACGCAAGTTTATCATACCTGTTGGTATGATACCGCCTAAAGAAGTTCCAGAATATATGCAGATGATTGCTAGGAATTTTAAAAGGCAGAGATTTTATAATCCTACCACCGGCTCTTTTGATGAACGATATAGTCCTCTAATTCAAGAAGATGATTATTTTCTTCCTAGACGTAGCGATGGTACAGGTCCTGATGTCGAAATTCTCCAAGGCGGCGAGAACGTCGATAAAATAGCAGATATAGAATATTTTAAAAAGAAAATGGTCGCGCCCATGAAAATCCCTTTTGCTAGGGTAGGCATCGGGGAAGGCGCTGGAGAGTCATCGGAAAAATCTTTATCGCAGAGCCATAGCGAGTTTGCTAAAGCTGTTCAATATATCCAAAGAGAAGTTGCCAATGGCTTGACGAAGGTCGCTATTGTTCATCTGGCTCTTAAAGGCTTCTCCGTAGAAGATCTAAAAGGATTTGAAATTGCACTCACCGCTACCAGTGCTATGGAAGAATTATATAG